ACTACTTGAAAGATAACATCGTTGAATGCGCCTGTGTAATAAGCGTCACGAACAGTCGCAACCACTCGGTCAATGCGAGGATTTGTAGGGTTGGCTGTCGTAACGGTAAGAGTAGTTGTTGCATCATTGTAAAAAACATAAGTACCCATGTTGGCTTGGGTTGTTCCTACAACTGCCGCCCAACCTGTAGCGGCAAGCACCGTCATACCAGCAGGAGAGTTTGCCGTGATGGCTAAAGAAGATGAGCCAATAATTCCTGTGGTTGCATAAATTGCTTGCTGAACCTGTCGGTCACTTTCGGCAGGATAACTGCCAGCCTGTAACCATGATGGGGGCGATACGAGTGCCATTTATTCTCCTATACATAAGCAGATTGCCATGTGACAATCGCTTGGGTAGTGCCTGATAATGTTCCCGTACCTGTCAGATAATACTGGTTATTACCCGGTGATGCTGAGAACCATGTTCCTGAGAGTAGCGTATTACGCGCCGCTACCCCGTTAAGTGTAATTAGTTTATTGTATAAATCAATATTAAGGACATCTGCGCTACTGAAGGTTCCTACAAAAGTAAGGGAAGCATTTTGGGTTGAGTTGCCGATAGTCGGATTAGTTATTGGACCGCTAAGAGCAATATTTGGATAAGTATTTGCCCACCCCGCATTGTTAATTGTGGTTGTAATTGTTACTGAACCACCGCCGTAAGTTACAGGGTAAGTACGGTTATAAATACGACCTGTTGGCGGGGTATAAATAAGGGTTGCTGTCTGTGTATTGCTTGCGAAATAAAGCGGATTTGGGCAAAAGAACTCTACTTGGGAAGTGATGTAGCCGTAAGTATAGTTAGGGTCTACGCTAGTCCGTAAGGCTCGCACACGGGCGTAAACGACCTGTTCTACAAGGTTATTAGAGAGAGAGAAATACAGAGGCGTTGTACCGCTAGTCTGAGGTAAAAGCGTCTGTTGAATAGTGTTGTAATTTTCTTGCGCGCTAAATCCTGTGCTTGCAAAAGTATTAAAGATAATTGAGATACTTCTGCCGCCAAAGAAATCGCGCCCTGAAAACATACCATCGTTGTAGCCGCGGTTATCGTCTTGATTACGAATGCCCGGTAGGCTCTCAAGACCATCTACGCTTTGGATTTGATAAGGAGAACCGGCTCCGCCAAATACTTGATTATTAAACGAAAACGAATAATTCGTGATTACTGATGGCATTATCTATCCCTAAAATTAGCACTTAAAGATTGTGCGCTTGGTAATGTAACAGTCCGCGCTTTAATAGAAGCGGCTCCAATAGCACCGCTTTCTCCTGCGGCTAATGCGCTAGGGGCAACAGGCACTACAACATTTCCAAACTTAATAGCATTAATGACGCTATTTGTTGTGCTATATGGGTCAGCCAAATTAACTCCAGTTATATTGACGGTTGTGTTTGTTGCAGTGCTTGGCGTGGCAGCAACACTAGAAGGACTTGCAGCCGCAACAATAGGAGTATAGACAGGCGCATTTGCTACTGCCGCCGCCGCTTGTGCCTTACTTAATGCCGCCATAAGAGCCGCGACCTCAGCAAGTTTCTCCTTGAGGTCTTGTATTTTCTTAAGGGTAGATTTGTTAATGTCGTCAATAGCCTTTTCGTAATCCTTTTGAGCCTCAAGCAAAGCCTTTTGTAAGGTTTTTTGAGTCTCTGCAAGTCCTTCTGAAAGGTCTTTTTGAGCCTCTGCTCGCGCTTCTGCAAGGGCTTTTGCCGCTTCAGCAATAGATTCGTCAAGGTTTTTCCTTGCTGTTGCAAGGGCTTCCGCTAGTTGAGTAGCCGCTTCTGCCATTTTTTCATCGCGAGCAATTTTGGCTTCAACCATAGATTTTGCGTATTGCGCATTAGCCTCAGCAAGACTGCTTTGTAATTCGCTATCTACGGTTGCAAGGGATTGCTTAAGGTCAATAGCAACTTGTGAGTATGCGTCCTTTAATTCTTGAGTTGCTAGGTTTGCTCCTGCGTTCATGGTCTGAGCCAATTGGTCTAAGCCATGGTCAGAAATATTATCTACTTGGCTATAAAGGCTTTGTAATTCTTTTGTGGCTTCAGGAGATGCGGCTTTAAGAGCCTCAGCAATTTTGTTGCCAGCCTCAGGACCATTCTTAACTACTTCTTCAATAAATACCTGTGAGTAACCCATGCCAGCAAGTGCCGCGGCGTTGGCTTGTAAATCTTTAGCCGCTTGTAATTTGTCTTTAAGGTCTTTGAGTAGGCTTCCGGCAGAGCCACCGTCCTTAAATGATTCAGAAAGGCTAAAACCTGTCTTAGATGCAAAGGCAGAACGCAATCTGTCCATTGACTGCTTAAGAATACCGTCCTGTTTTTCAGCGGCAGACTTTGTGAGGTCAAGTGATTTTTTTGTAGCCGCTTCGCGTAGGTCAGCAAGTTTTTCATTAAGTTTTACTGAGAGTTCAATTGTTTTTTTAGCATAATCTTTGTCAGCGTCAATCTCTGTCTCACGGAAACGCTTATTAGCCTCAGCAACAGTTTCGTTATAACGCTTATTAGCATCAGCAACGGCTTCGCCATGTCGCTTGTCTGCATCTGCCATACGCTCGGCAAAACGCTTACGCAAATCTGCTTCTTGCTCAACGGCGCGTTCTCTAGCATCAGCAATTTTTTCATCACGGTTTGCTAAGGCTTCTGCCGCTTTTTCTTTAGCGTCAGCAATTGCCTCGTTCATGTCTTTGTAAATCGCTAAGACATCTTTTTTGTATTTGACAAGTTTTTCTTTATTTGCCGCCGCGGTGCTTGCGGTTGTGCCGCCGCCTGTATCGCCACCTGTAACCCCACCGCCTGTAACACCCGCGCTTCCTGCTGACATAGAAACATTACCCATGCCCTTGAAGCCTGATTTAAGGTCGGATAGATTTTTACTTGTCGTTTGAATCTTCTTAGAAATGCCGTCAAGTCCTTCTCCGACTTTCTTTGCCCAACCCATACCCGGAATCTTGCCAAGGGCTGAGAAGAACTTGCCCCATACCACAAGTAATAGTTCAACCCATTTTAAGATGCCTTGCACAACTTTAATTACAATGCCTCTAAATGTTTCGCTCTTTTTCCATGCTATAACAAACGCCGCGCCTACAAGAAGAAGCGCAGTAACAATTAAACCAATTGGGTTTGCTCGCATAGCGGCATTTAATACAAGAATAGATGCGGCAAGACCATTAGTAGATGCAAGCGTTGCACCCTTCATAATTGTTTGCATAACCACAAATGCTTGCTGAGTAACCTTAGTAATTATTAGCGCGGCTCTGTATGTATAAAACGCGGCTACTAATGTGCCAATAATAATGGCGTACATCTTTATAGCGTCAGCATTTTCTTGAAAATACTTACCAATTGCCGTCAGTATTGGAACAAGAAGGTTTAATACTGCTAACAAAGCCTTAAAGGCTGGCATAAGAGCATCACCAAGAGCAACCTTAGCGTCTTCAAATTTGGCGGATAAAGTTTTCATAGTGTTAGCCGCACCACTAGCGGTACGCGCGTAATCACCTTGGGCTAAAGTCGTTTGTTCCATAACAAGCGCGTAAGTTACTTGGGCTTTAATAGCAGGGTCCATAACACCCTTAATCTGTCCAAAGCCCATAGCCATCGCTTTATTCTTAAGAGTCACATCATTCAGAGCGATACCAAAACGCTTAAGCGGTTCTGTCTCGCCTGATAATCCTGAACGCAAAGCATTAAGAGAATCCGTTACAGACATGTTGTTAAATGAGCCAAGGTCTGCGGCTAACTGCACCATGCTCACAGACATTTCTTGTGACTTTTCTTTACCTACGCCTAAGGCTTGAAATAAGTTTCCGTATGTACCAGCGGCTTCTAATGCCTGTTGGCTAGAAATACCCATAGCAGATGCGGCAGTTTCTCCAAATGCAAGAACCGCATCTGATGTATTACCAAAGACTACATTTACTTTAGATACGGATTCTGCCATGTTAGAAGAAGCCAAAATAACATCTTTACCAAACTTTGCTATTTGCGCGCCAGCAAAAGCAACACCCATAGCCGCACCAACCTTTTTAAGGTTAGCCGTAAAACTTTGCATTCCCGTACTAGCGGTTTTAACGCTTTCATTAACATTTTTAATGCCTTGTTCGGCTTGCGTTAAGCCTTGTTTTAAGCCTGTTGTATCAGCGGTTATCTGAACTTGAATTGGTGGAATCGTACTCACTACGACCCCCTAACCGCTGTAATAAATGCACCAGTAAAAATCCTGTTGAGCGTACCGTTATTTATTAACGCTTGCGCCGTAGGTTCCATGTACGGGTATTTTACCCCTGATTTCCAGCGCGGGGAGCCTTGTTCAACGGCTCTTGCGTATTCGGCAGATGAGTCCACGGTTGCTGAGTAACCACGAAATCCTTTAACGGGGCGTTGTCCAACAATCTTGCTAACAAGGTTGCCAGTAACAACATTTGGTCCGGGACCAGTTCCCGGAATGTGACCCTCTCCCGGACCATGCGCACCTGTATTAGCGTTGCGCTTAGCCTCATCTTCAATCTTTAGAGAGCATTGATACACAGCCTTAAATGCGGCATCATCAATCTTTTTTTCGGTCAGGTCAAAGCCCGCAAGGACTTGGGCTAGGTTAGTAATGCGTACAACGCCCATTAACTATCTCCTGCCCTAATTTTCTCAATTGTACCTGCAATAGCAAGTAACCAATCAGCGGTCTGCGTAGGCAGATTATCTACTTGGTCAGGTGTCCAACCAAATCTATCCGCCATCTGAAAATAGAACCAATGCTCATCAGGATAGTCAAAGGCTTCGTGTCGCTCGCCGCCTTCAAGCAACCATTTTAACCTTTGGAGTCGGCGGTAATCGCTTTTGGGTTT